ACCAACGGGGCGGCTGGCGCCGTTGTCTGTTGGGGCTTGGAGCACACCTGGGCAAACGAAGGTGGTGTATTCGGTGTGACCGATATCGACTACCAGGATACCGCGCTCCCGGCCGGCGACCTGATCGCAGACACGCACTACCACACGTCGCTCGTGACTCACGCCGGTGCTGGTGGGACGGTCGGACAGATCCACGCGTGCCGAGTCTTCCGGGACGCTACCGGGGCCGGCGGCACGGATGACTACGCTGATGACGTCGGGCTCCTGGGGATTGGCTTGAGATATCAAGCCGATGCTCTGGGCGCGTCGTCGAAGGATGCCAAGTAAGTGGCGCACATCCACCTCGCTACCGAACTGCTCGAAGACATTCTCACTGAGGCTGGCGAGGATCTGATCCTTGAGACCGCCGACATGAGCGAGAGGTATCTGATCCTGACCGCCGTCATCGCGGCGTTGGAAGGGATCACAGTTGCGGGTGGATATTCGACCGACGTTGCCTACGTGTCCGAGACGCTGAAGTTAAAGCACCCCGAGGAACTGGACAAGAACAAGTTCCCGGCGTGCTTCCCGATTGACGCCGATGAGGTCAAGGAACAGATGACGATCGGCGACGAGTACAACCTGCTTGCGACCCTCGGGGTAGTCATAACGAGCATGGTATTCGATCCCCATGGGCGGACTGCCGAGGCGCGATCAGAGCTGATCAGGGACGTGGAGCGGGCGATGGTCAACAACGTGGCGTTGAACGCTCTGTTGCTGATGCCCCCGCAGCCCACGAAGGTCGAGACGGACAAAGGTTTCTTCGGCAACTACAGCGTCTTCTCGCAGGAGTTCGAGCTGCAGTATGTCTACAATCATGCGACGGGTGGCTGAGCCGCCAAAGGAGAATTGAGATGGCGATACTTACGGGGACTGTGGGGAAAATCAAGATCGACGGGAACGATCTCGGGGAAGTCAACAACGGCGCTCTGGCCATCGTCATCGACTCGGCCGAGACCACGGAGCTCGGGGATACCTGGAAGACATTCATGCCGCTCGGCAAGAGCTGGACGCTGAATGCCTCCCTGCTCTACGACCCGACGAACCCGGCGCAGTTGGCGCTGCGTACGGAGTTCATTACCGGCGACGGCGACCTGGCGGCGGTGTATATGTATGAGGATGCAATCGATTACTTCCTCGGTCCCGGCGTCATCACGGGCTTCAACAAAACCAAGGCGATCAACGCCCCTGACGCGGTAGCCATCACCATCGTGGGCAACGGCGCCCTGACCCACAGTTAGAGGAGGTTGATATGGCTGTATTGACAGGGGCAAACGGCAAGGCATATGCCGTCAACGACATAACCGTGTTCGCCGGCAAGGCCACGACTGAGATCGGCGCGACTATGGTCTACCAGATCGACGACGTCGATATGAGGATCTGGGATCCCAACGTCCCGATCGTGATCAGCGCCGGGGCTTTTGATAAGAGCTATTACGACAACGGGGTGAACTGGTTCGAGGGTAAGGTGAAGTTGCTGACCACGGGTGAAGGCGCGCTTACCGTTGGCGGGTCATATATCACCATCCAGAAGGTTGCAGAAATCTTCGGGTGGGCGTTGGCGCTCGTCATCGGCTCGGCCGAGACCACCGAGTTGGGCGACACGTGGAAGACATCTATGCCCCTCGGGAAGAGTGCCACCGTGACGCTGAGTCGGTATCGCTCCGATCACCTGTTCGACCTCGACGACTCCGGGTATCAAGAGGTCGGTCTGACCGGCAAGACGCTTGCGACGGATACGGGGCTCGCCACGACAACCGACTACTCCGTCAAGATCAACACCGACCTCGCTGGCGTAGTCGAGTATGACATCCTGACGGCCGCTGATGTGACCTACGCAGCGGTCATCGCCCTGCTCAACGCCGAACTCGTCGCGCACGGTATCGGGACTCGGTTCTCGCTGGAGAACGGCGACCTGCGTTGCACCTCACCGACGGGCGGCCCGGCCTCTTCAATCGCTCTGTCGGCAGGCACCACCAACCCGGACCTGTTCGCGACGCTGACCGGTTGGGTGGCATTCAACGAGGCGGTCGCTGGGTCTTACAACACCAAGTATTTCCTGCTCAAGCTGTACGAGGACGCGGCCACCGGGTTCTGGGTTAAGGCGATTCGGACATCATTCGGACTTACCAAGGCGATCAACGCAATCGACCAGGAAGCGCTTTCGTTCCAGGTGAGCGCGAACGTCGTCACCTTCGCATAAGGTCGCGCCCCTCGCGGGTGCGTGGATTGAAACGCATAGGGGGAGAGATGGAAGTTCGTATCAAGCGGGTCGCGGAGTATATACCGAAGTGGAACGGCAACGAAGGGGCTAAGAAGCCCGTTGTCTTCCATCTTCGGTATCTCACCTCGGCGGAATTGGATGACTGCATCCATGTAGAGGCAGACCGGGTCACCGCGGGGGGCAAGGTCACCTCGGGCAAGCTGACGCACGACAACAAACTGCTCTTCAGACTCGCCGTCGTCAGCATCGACAATCTGTCGGTCATCGACGAGGGGAATGAGAAAGCCGAGATCACGTCCGCGGACGACCTGCTCGGATCCCCGGGCTTCGAGCTCCTCTACTACGAGGTACTGAAGTTCATCCATGGGATGAATGCGAGGGTCGACTCAAAAAACTGACGCTGGCTTTCCTGTGGCTCCGGGAAAGCCAGGCGAAGGAACGGAAGGACGGGGTCAGCTCGAGGATGCTGTGCAAGGACTGCAGCCCGGCGGATAAGATCGCGAGGGGCTGCGAGGGTGGCGTCACATGGAAGATCGGGACCTACACAATCGACCGCTGCCCGGAAAACTATGTGACGGCCGAGGTGCTGGCATATATCGGGATGTGGAGCGACTACAAGATATTCGGCTTTCCGTTCCCGGGGCACTGGAGCGAGCAGCCGGCCTATGTGGTCGATGCGATCAGGACGCTGGAAAATGCGCCACCGTTGGCCGGACAGTAGGGGATAGCTGATGGCGATTGTACGGGACAAGGTCTACATCGACATAGTAACCGAGACCAAGAAAGCTGCCGCCAACCTGGTGACGTATGCCGCGGCGGTGGCGGCGGCAGGCGTTGCGGTCAAGCTCGCCGTGGATTTTGTCAAGTCTTCTGTCGCCGCTTTTGTTGTGCAGGAACAAGCGGTCGCAAGACTTGAAGCTGCGCTGAAGGCTACGGGCGGAGCGGTCGGCATAACGTCTTATGAAATGCAGAAGATGGCCGCGTCTCTGGACTCTCTGACTAAGTTTAGCGATGAAGCTATCATAAAAGCACAAGGGCTGCTGGTCACTTTCACAAACATCGGGGAAGAGGTATTCCCGAGGGCGCTGGAAGCGGCTCTTGATCTGTCCGAGATGTTCGGCACGGATCTGAAGGCCGCATCCATCCAGCTTGGCAAGGCCCTGAATGATCCTATCAAGGGCATGAGTGCTCTTGCCGAGACCGGAATAACCTTCTCTCAAACGCAAAAAGACTTGATCAGGGGTTTCCAGGAGCAGGGAGATATCGTCTCTGCGCAAAAAGTAATCCTGGCAGAACTTGAAAGAGAGTTCGGTGGTGTCGCGCGCGCTGCTCGTGATACAGCATCGGGCGCTCTGCCCGCCCTTCAGAATGCATTGAGCGATTTGCAGGCATCCGCGGGCGCTGACTTTGCTACTGGCGCCCGTCCTCTCATTGAATGGCTCACGAAAGTTATTCAGAAATCTGCTGATACTTCTACCGCTCTTCGCGGTGCTGCGGCATCGGCAAAAGAGCTTGCAACCGTTGGCGCATCGACAAAGCCGACTGAACAACTTAAGAAAGAATCCGATGTGCTTAGAGAGAATCTCGATATACGCAATAAGACGGGTAACATCAGTCGGCAGGAATACGCGGAGAAGAAACTGCTTCTCCGACAATTGGAACTTGAGCTGGCCAAGAGAACTGAACTCGATAGCTGGCTAATGAAGGGCACTCGCGATGCTCAGATCAAAGCCGAAGCCGATCTCAAAGCCGCACAGGCAGCGCTCGATGAAGCTGAAAAGAACGAAGCGGCTCTCGGGCGACTCAATGAGGAATGGGAAAAGACACCGGAGGGCATAGCGGCGGCCGACGCGGCCCTGATAGCGTATTTCGAGTCCTTCAAAAAGTTCAGCGATCCGAGTCTGCAGAAGATGCTCGATGCAGTGCTGGCAAATCTTAGAAAGCAGAAGGACGCGACCAAAGACGTTGCCGATGCTGTCACGCATAGACTTACCCCGGCGTGGGAACTGTACGGGGAAGTATCGCTTGATGTACTTGAGAAGGTAAAAGCGGCACAAAAGGAGGCAGAAGATGCCTGGAAGGACGCCGCCAACCAGAGGCTCTCTGATGCCGAACAAGTAGGCGGACAGATAATTGACATTTGGTCAGGTGTGAACGCAGCGAGAATGCAAGGCTTCGAGAACGAAAAGCATGCGGCGATCACGGCCATTGAGGCTGAGATCGAAGCGGCTGAAGCTGCGGGGAAAAACACCGAAGCGCTGGTCGCTTCCAAGATAGCGATGGAAGAGGATTTTGCGGCACGGAAAAAGAAACTGCTGAGGGAAGAGGCCATCGCCAACAAGGCTGCGGCTCTATTCGATATTGCCATCAATACGGCGAGCGCGGTGGTCGAGGCACTGCCGAGGCTCGGGCTCGCCGTGATAATCGGGGCGATGGGTGCCGTGCAGGCTGCCGTTGTTGCCGCCAGTCCGATCCCGTCATTCAAGACCGGGGGAGACTTCGTCACCTCTGGGGAGCAGTTGATCCGGGTCGGCGACAACCCGAGCGGGAGGGAGCGCGTCAGGATAGACCCTGACCCATCCTCCAGCGGTGGAGACGACATGATGCTCCACGCCGTGTTCAATCTTGACGGCAAGGCCATCGCGGACTTCGTCACCAAGGCATCGAGGGATCGAAGGATTCTGACGAGTGCGGGGAGTATCGTGTAATGCTGCTGAGCTATGTGAACAGATTCGACGCCTACACCCTGACGCCTTCCTCCGAAGCGCCAAACCTGCCCGTTGAGAACGTCCAGGCGATCCATCTGTCGAACAAGTGGAGAACAACCGCGGCCGCAACGGAGAATGTGGTCGGTGGATCCGCTGTCGCCTTCACGCCGGATTGCGCTTTCATCGCCGGGCACAACATCTCGTCGGCGGCCGTGGTCAAGATCCAGGGGAACGATGCGGACGTGTGGGTGGGGCCGACGGTTGACATCACGATGACAAGAGGCAAGACGGTCTACTACGCCTTCGCCGGATTCGCGGCGCATCTGTACTGGCGATTCTTGATCACCGACCCGACGAACCCGGACGGCTACATCGAGATTGGCCGGCTGTGGCTTGGTGCCTCGACCTCCCTGGCCAACGGACCCTCAAGGGGGATGGCAGAGACCATGCACGATACGACAGCCCAGTCGTTTTCCATAACCGGGCAACTGTATTCCGACCGAGGGATCAGGTTCAAGTCTTACGATGTGTATTTCCCGTTCTTCACGGATGCGGTAAAGGTCACTGTCGAAACGTTCGCGGATGCCGTCGGGTTAGGAGTGCCTTTCTTTATCACTTATGATACGGCCAAAGCAGACAAACTCAATCCGTTCTATGGCGTCATGAGTTCTGGGATAGGTTACACCAACCTGCTCGGTCTGGTGAAATGGGACGGCAAGATGTCTTTCCGGGAGGTTTTCTAATGGCGCTCACGCTGAGGGTAACGGACATCGAGCAACTCCAGGCGCAGCGGATCGGCTACATGGCCGTCTCGCTGACCAACTACGACAACGACCTGGAGCCGGAGATTGCCGAGGGTTCGGTGCTGGAGATCGGCGGCGCAGTGTACGAGGCTGCAGCGGATGAACCGATCACCGGCTGGGGCGGCATCGGCAACAGCAACGACGTGTATATCCTGATCGACGCAGGCACGCTCGGTGCGGTGTTCACCCTGGTGGCGCCGACGTGGTCGACAACCAAGCAAGGTTGGTACGACGGACTGGACCGCTACGTGGGGAAGCTGTACAAGGACGGAGCTGGGGCCTACACGCTCAAGCGTGTGCCTTACCCCCGGCGCGTTGCGGCGATCCGGGTGGCTGAAGAGCTCGCTTCCGACGTTGTCGAGATGGCAAAGATCAAGGATCTCGCTGTCACCACAGGCAAGATCGCCGACGCAGCCGTTACCGCAGCCAAGATCGCGGATGGCGTTGTGAACAAAAATAAGCTCGGACCGTGGGCCGCCCCAGGATCATCCGGCGCGCTCGGCGTTGGGGAGGTTTGGGGGACGGTGGAAGGCATCTTATGCGGTTCTGTGACGGCAGGATCAATAGTGCTCGATTTTGGGGGTGGGGTCGCTCCGACAGTTACCGGGGCCTTTACGGCGGTGGAGGGAATCGTTATTAAGGGCGGGGGCGCCGGCGGGACGTTCTACATGCGGAGACTCTGGGCGTGAGTATCCGCACTGTTGCGCTGGTGGCCTTGCTCACAATTCCCATCACTGCCTTCAGTCTGGAGATCCACGGATCGACTGGGGCGGGCTATGACACATCGACGGAGGTTTACTTTACGAACATCGAGATAGAAATGTTGCCTCTTTCCGTTCTCGTCATCTTCGGCGGGTGGGAAACGGATTTCCTGTTTTCTGTTCCGGATCTGGCTGGATATCCCGTTCTCGATACATACACCGTTGGCATCCGGCTTCTGCTCCGTTCGTTTTGGGCTGAAGTGGAACACGGGTGCAGCCATCCCGTCTGGAGCAATATCGCCGGGTATAGGTTCGATGGGGCAGCCGTCTGGACTCGATTCTCTGCCGGGGTGCGGTGGTGAGCACCTTTGTCGAACTCGCCCAGCGCCCTGACACCACGAAGATCGTTCTCCTTGAGCTGGACATCGGCAGGGAGTGGGACTTCTGGGTCAACTATGCCATCGGCGTCTACAAGGTCAACTTCGATGGGATCTACCCCGAGATCGGCAGCTTCACCAGCGGTTACGAGACGCTTGAGATCACCCGGATTGGCAGTGTGAAAGTCGATGGCGTGAGCCTGGCTATGGTAGCAAGCCCAGCCGACGTAGTAGCCAACGACTCATCGTTCCATTACGACGGCGCGACGAAGACTCTCTACGTCCACTGTCCTGGCGGTGACCGGCCTTCGATCCGAACGGTCTTCATCGGCGAGGCGGTTGGGGTAACGAACCACGCAAGCCCCCGCAATCACTGGGGCATCTACGGCGGCTTCCCCTATGAGCCACGCCTGGCCGCGGTGCCCAACGTGGCGCGGACGAAGGACCCGACGTTTTTCGGGAAGATCCATTTCGAGGGCGGCCGGGCGACGGTGCGCAACGATGATGGCGCGTTCGATCTCTTCGCCGAGGAGCAGGACCTCTTCGGGAACTCCGCGCGGATCCTGCTGGGCTTCGACGATCTGCTCTATGGCGAGTTCCGGCCGATCTTCTCGGGCTTCATCGCCGATGTAGAAGTTGGCCCGGCCGAGTTTTCCGTCCAGATCAAGGACAAGCGGGAGCAGCTCTCCCGGGAGATCCCGCCGAATACCTTCAACCAGACGACCTACCCCGACCTCAAGGACGGCAACGTGGGAAGGGTGATCCCGCTGGGCTACGGGACGATGTACAACGTCCCGGTGATCTGCACTAACGAGAATGAGGCGGGGCCGCCGGCGCACTATACCTTCAAGCTCTTCGACGTAAGCGACCATCCCTACGGGATCGATGCGATTACGGCTGTCTATGTCAATGGAATGGCCAAAGTGCCAAGCGCCACGAACCTGCTTCTTGCGACCTTCTCACTTGCGCTCGCGGACTACGATCCTGGCGATGAGGTGACTTGCTATTGTGTCGGGTTCGTCGATTCGCTCGGCGCCGTTATCAGCAACGCGCTGGACGTTCTGGTGGACCTGCTGACCACCTACTATCCGATTAACTTCAATGCCAACTTCTTTGACCTAGCGCGCTGGGAAACCTCTGGGGCCCCGAACATCGGGCTCTTCATCGGGAAGTCGCGGAAGCTCATCGCCGTGATCGAGGAGATATGCGCGACGGTACTCGGGACCTTCCTGGTCACTGATGATGGTCGCTACGCCCATCGGCTCTTCAACGAGTTCGCGCCGAGCCTGCAGACGATCGAACGAAGCGAACTCCTGGAAGTGCCGACCGTCAGCTACGACCCGACGGAGGTCCTGACGTCGACACGGATCGGCTACGTGCGGGACTGGGCTAAGGACGACGATGAGGATGCGTACCTGGTTCTCATAGATACGAGCCAGGAGGATGCGATCTTCCGCAAGTTCAAGACCTACCGCACGCGGTTCTTTCCCACGCTGTTGGTCAATCCTGCGGCCGCGCAGACCTTCAGCAACAAGGTCCTGGCGCTCTCGGGGGACGTGAAGAAGACTTTCAGCGTGCGCACCAAACCGCAGACCATCGAGCGGATGGTCGGCGATATGATCACCGTGGAACTGAAGCGGGCGCAGGCTGACTACCTCGGGGATGTTCTGGCCGAGGTTATCGGGGTGACCAAGAACATCGCGGGCGAATCGGTGACGGTGACTCTCGATTGCCGGCTGGTGCGGCGCGTGCCTGCGACGGTCTACGAACAGGGCGTTTACTACAACAGCTCGTACTATGGGGCGTTCTACTTTGGGAAGACACAGAACGGGGAGGTGGCGTGATGCCGGCCAAGATGGATCTCGATCTCGCTGGAGCGGTTTTCACCGACGAACTGCACACTGATGTTGGAGCGGCCGCCTTCGAGATTGACCACGACTTTTTCACCCAGGAGGATCTGGTCATCCGCACTCTCGGTGGCGGCGCTGGGGTGCTATTGACCGATGGCGTTGATTACCAGCTTTCGGAGGAGGATACGTACCTATCGGCCAACACGAGTCCCGCGAAAACGGTATATCGAAATATCCAGGTCATTAACGCGGCCTACCAGACCGGCGACCTGTACTTCTCCGGGGAGTACATTGCGGATGCCAACGAGGCGGCGGACGTGAACCTGCCGCGACTGCGCGGGCATCTCTGGGGTCTAACGCTCTCCAACAACGCGGTCGATGCGGATCACGATATCGACATAGCGGTAGGCGAGACAATCAGTGACGACGGTGACTACGTGATGGTACTCGGTACGGCGCTCACCAAGCAGCTCGACGTCGCATGGGCGGAGGGGACTGACGATGGGGGGCTCGATACTGGAGCGATAGCGGCCAGCACAACGTATCATGTGTACCTGATCCGTAAAGATATCTTGGGAACGATAGATGCACTGTTCAGCCTCTCGGCGACCGCGCCCACGATGCCCACCGGGTGGACGGCCAAGCGGCGCATCGGTGCGGTGATCACGGATGTGGGAGAGAATATCATTGCTTTCAGCCAACGGGGCGATGAGTTCTTGAGGTCTGCCCCGGTTGCTGGTTCGCAGGCAATTGGCGCGACAACGGCCTACACTCTGCTGGCCCAAGTGCCCACAGGCATTAAGGTGGACGCGATGATAGACGCGACAATTTCCGCTCCGACTGCCGCGAACTTTGGGTTGATTACAACTATGGAACAGGCTGACACCGCGCCCACAGTTACTCTCTTCAGTCTCTTTTCGACGGCCGCCTATGCCAATATGTTCCACGGCAGGCTACGGACAAACATCAACGCGCAATTCCGCTTCAGGGGCTCACATGCTTCTGGAACGTTTCTATACACGCAGCATGGATGGATTGACACTCGTGGGAGGGACGCATGACCTTCGAGCAGGAAGTGATCGAGCGGCTGACCCGGGTGGAGACGAAGATCGATAACGGGATAGCGCGGCGGCTGGATACGATAGAGGCGTGGATCGGGCGGCGGCGGGTATCGCTCCCGATGTTGGTGTCGGTCGCGGCGATTACTGTGGCGGTGGCGACCGGGGTGAACATTCTCGCGCGCGCGGTGGGGTGGTGGTGATGGTCCAGCAGACTGAGTTTGTCAGAGAGACAGGACTTCTGAGATGGGGCTGCTTTTGGATGTGCCTCACCGTCGCGCCGTTCCTGTACTTCCACAAGGCACCCGATCACGAGACCGTCATGCGCCTCTACACCGATGCGCGTCAG